TGAGGGCGACGAATTTGATGACGAGTTCGACGAAGGCGAAGACGGAGACGACGGGTTTGATTCTCCGTCTTCTGTCAGCGGCAAATCTTATCTTAAAACCAAGGATGACGAGTTCGCCGAGGCAATTGAAGATTACTTGCAGTCTAAGACTGAACAGTTGCTAGCCAGCAAGCTAAAGGAACTTGCGGGCGTTAACGAACCCCCAACCTATTTTGAGGTTGACGAGGAATACGATAGAATTCCGGTTACTCCCTACAAGGATGTTCTGAAGCAGATTCGCGCATCTGGTAGAGAAGTTACCCGTGATTATTATGATCGCTTCAAAGTTACCGTAAACAAGCAAGTCGGGCACCTTGTTCAACAATTTGAACTTAAGAAGGCAGCCGAGGTATACGCACGTCGTCGTATCACCAAGACTGGCTACATTGACGTAAACAAGGTATCACAGTACAAGATCAAGGATGACATCTTCCGTCGTAACATCAAGGTAAGCGAGGGTCAGAACCACGGCATCGTTATGTTGCTGGACTGGTCACGTTCAATGATCTCACACAGCACAATCCATTATAGCATTGAACAAGTAATGCAGATGGTTATGTTCTGTCGCAACACTGGAATTCCGTACAAGGTGTTTGCGTTCCGTGATCCGGTTCGCCATGGTCTTACATACAACCAGATCTACAAGAATCACTGTGGAGACTTTGTAGATCTGCTGGAGTTCTTCAGCAGCGACATGACTCTTGCCGAGCACAACGAAATGATGACTCATTTCGCTCAGCGCACGGTGTTGAGTGTGTTCCCCTTGAGCTATACGCCGCTGGCGCCCGCGATCCTTGCGATGCGCCAAATCATTCCCGAGTTCAAGGCAAAGTTCAAGGTTCAGAAACTAAACTTCATCACATTCACTGATGGTGAAAATACTTGCCAAATCATTAACAATTACTCTGGTGGTGCTGTTTATATTCGTGATAAGGTAACTAAGAAGAACTATATTGTTCGGCGTGACCGCACCGATAATATCAAAACCAATGAAGTAAATGCAATGTATCGTATTATCAAGGATCGTTTTAACTGCACGGTTACTACTTTCTTCGTTACTTATAGTATCAATACACATAATGTTAAAAGTTCTGGTGCTGTTAACATTGATGTTAATACTTACGGTAAACTCGCAAAAGATTTCAAACAAAATGGTTTTGCAACTATAACGGGGTATGGGCGTGATTGTTTGTACCTTATTAACTCGTCTATTCTCAAAACTAATGAATTTGATGTTAGCAGTATTAACTCAAATATGTCATCCGCGGCAATTGCTCGTAGTATCAAAGGAGCATCCAAGGGTAGTTTGAAGAATAAAGTTCTAATCGAGAAGATTGCCGATACTATCTGCTGAAGAATACCCGATCTTTATGGTCGGGTATTGACTTTTAATCTATAGACATGTACAATAGTGACATAACATTCGTAATGGAGTAAATGATGGAAACTGGAATTGTTCAAGAAGGCAAAGCCTACGTTGCTTACCTCAACGGTGAGAAGGTTGGTCGTGCTTATGATTATCGCGGTGCCGAGCGCTTCCTTGAGAAAGCACAAGGCACGTATACCCCGCGTCGTGGCAAGAATCGAGCACCCGTGCAGTCCGATCCGATTGAATATAACGTGCCGCGTGCCAAAGCTACCGTGACTCCTATCTTTGCCAATGAGATGGTTACAGCCGTGGTCAATACCGCTGCTTATGTACCAGAGAAGGATCCGAACTTTGTTCCGTTCGGAGAGTTCAAGCAGATTGACACCATTATCAAGAGCCGTCGGTTCTACCCGATCTTTGTGACGGGTCCTACTGGCAACGGCAAGTCTACTATGGTTGAGCAATCCTGTGCTCGCAACAAGCGTCATTACATTCGACTTCAGGTCAACGGACAGACTGATGAGGACCAACTGATTGGTTCCAAGACTCTTGTTGACGGCAACATTCAGGTTGTTGAAGGACCCGTGCTGATTGCAATGCGTACCGGTGCTGTTCTGTTGTTGGACGAGCTGGATGCTGGTGATCCTAATAACGTGATGTGCCTACAATCTATTCTTGAAGGTAAGCCGTTCTACTTCAAGTTGAAGAACGAGATGGTGTATCCCGCACCTGGCTTTACTGTAATTGCCACGGGTAACACAAAGGGTCGTGGTTCGGATTCCGGTAAGTACATCGGTACCAAGATGCTGAACGAGGCATTCCTGGAGCGTTTCCCGGTTACGTTCGAACAAGAGTATCCCACCATGGCTGTGGAGCTCAAGATCATCCGTAACATGATGTATAAGTTCAATTGCGTGGACGAGAAGTTCGCGCAGACACTGGTCAAGTGGTCCGACGCGATTCGCAAGACGTACCAAGATGGTGCGTTGGATGATCTGATTACTACTCGTCGTCTTGTTCAGATTGTTGAAGGTTACTCGATCTTCGGCAACCGGGAGACGGCTGTAAAGTTGGCGTGCAATCGGTTCGACTCGATTACCAAGAGCACGTTTATTGAGGTCTTTGACAAGATCAGTCCCGATGAGACTCCTGTTGTTGAAGAAGTTATTCCGGTGATTAAAGAAGCACAACCCGCTACAGTTTGATAAGGAGTTTATATTATGCGTTCGTACAGTGAATTGACCAAGAAGCGTAAGATGATGGTTGATCTGATGTTGGAGACTTATCCCGACATCGAGCAATCTGGTACCATCTCGTTCAAGCAAATTCGATCCTTGTGGGATAAGATCCAAGAAGGTCGAAAAGATGGCACGATTTCTAAGTTGGGGTATCCTCTGTGGATTACAGTTGAACAAGAATTCCGAACAAATTCTCGGGGTGTGTATGCAGTTCCGCTGCCCTCGGGTAACATTGCTCCCGTAGTAACAAAGACTAAGAAGTCTAAAGAATCTAAGTTGACGGCACCCAAATTGCCTGTTACACTGGATGTAGGTAATGAACAAGAGGTTCTTACTGAAAGCGAATTTGCTGCCGAACTAGAGGCAGCAGGCGTATTTTGATTTGAAAAGGAAAACTAATATGACTATGACACAAAAACTAGCATCAGCATTTAAGACTGGCGCAACCATCGACGCAAACACCATTACTCGTAAGTTTGGTTTGAAGAACCCCCGCGAAGCAGTTCGTCAACTGCGCGCACAGGGCTACTGCATCTATACAAATGCAAACGGCTACCGTCTTGGCAGCCCAACCAAGCGCATGGTTGCGCTGGTTAACCGCGTAACTGGTTCTGCGCTGTTTAGCGGAGTCTAAACTATGACTTCCCGTGAAGAAGTAATTGCTAGTCAAACTGCTACTTCCGGGGGTCGTAAATTTGATGGTGGGAAACGCCGTTATGGCTTAGTACCACCTATCGCCTTTGCACAATTTGTTGATGTGCTTACGCGCGGTGCCGAGAAGTACGAGCCCGATAATTGGCGTAGAGTTCCTAATGCAATTGACCGTTATTTTGATGCCGCAATGCGTCATATGTGGGATGGGTGGAAAGCCGGTGAGCAATTAGACCCCGAAACAAAGAAGCACCATCTGGCTCATGCCATGTGCTGTCTAGCATTTATTATTGATTTAGAAATGGAAAAAACACATGAAGCTAACAAAGGAGACGATCGGGTTGTTGAAGAACTTCGCAACGATCAATGGCAATTTGTTGATCAAACCTGGATCCAAACTGAGTACGATCTCGGCAGCTAAGTCTGTATACGCATCCGCAAAGGTATCCGAGACCTTCCCGCAAGAATTTGGTGTATATGACCTAAACGAATTCCTTGGTGCGTTGACTCTGTTCAACGATCCCGAGATTACATTTGATGACAAGTATCTGCGTATTGCAGATGGTTCACAGTCCATCAAGTATTTTGGTGCTGATGCGTCAGTTCTAACTGCGCCTTCGAAGGAAATCAAAGTACCTCCTGGCGACGTTGAGTTTGTATTGGCGCTTGATCAGGTCAATATGATCATGAAGACAAGCGGTGTTCTTCGAGCACAGGATGTTACTATCACTGGTGATGGTAGCAAGATCAAGGTTCTTGTTGGTGACAAGAAGAATGTTACCAGCAGCTCATACGAGATGATTGTTGGCAATACTGACGCTAAGTTCATTGCACACATGAAGGTTGATAACCTAAAGTTCATTCCGGGTGATTACACGGTTGAACTATCTTCCAAGAAGATTGCAAAGTTTACTAACCCACTCGTTGAGTACGTGGTTAGTCTTGAAGCAGATAGTGCATTTGAAGATTGATTCTTTGCGTTACAGCGTGTACAATAAGGGGTGGTAACACCCCTTTTTTATTATGGAGTTGAAATGAATATTTTGAAAAACGAAAATGAGTTTATGTGGGCTTCAGCATATCGCCCTCGTACTGTTGACGATTGCATTCTACCCGCTAAGACAAAGAAACAGATCAAGGATATGATCGCCAAGGGTGAGATTACCCATTTGCTCTTTACTGGTGGTCCCGGCATGGGCAAGACTACACTGGCGTATTGTATTGCCAATGAGTTGGGGTCGGATGTGATGTATGTGAATGCAGCACTCGAGGCAAGCATTGACCTGATGCGAACAAAGGTCATGTCATTTGCCAGTACTGTTAGCTTGTCCGACTCGGGTCCCAAGATCATTATCATGGACGAGGCAGATGGTATTAGGTTCGATGCACAGAACGGTCTAAAGGCATTCCTCGAGCAGTTCTCATCTAATTGCCGTTTCATCTTTACTGCTAATCTACGACACAAGCTAATTGAGCCTATTCAAAGCCGTTGCACTCATGTAGATTTTCGTATTGAGTCAGAAGACAAGAAAACTTTGATGGCTTTGTTCTACAAGCGCATTCTTGCCATTCTTGACAACGAAGGCGTTAAGTACGATCAGAAGGCAGTGGCAAAGCTAATTGATAGAAACTTCCCGGATTTTCGCCGTACACTAAATGAACTACAGCGATATGGTGAGAGCGGTGAAATTGACACAGGAATTCTAATCAACAGAAGTACGGATGACATTGCTCGTCTTGTATCCCACGTCAAGGAAAAGAATTTCAAGGAAATCCGTAAGTGGATTGGCGAAAACGAAGACATAGAGGCATCCACTCTGTTTAGGCAGCTATATAATCTGTCGGAGACAAGTATGAAGAAGTCGAGCGTGCCTCAGTTGATTCATATTCTGGCAGAGTACCAATACAAGGCAGCGTTTGTTGTTGACCAACAGATCAACACTGCGGCATGTATGTTGGAAATCATGGCTAACTGTGAGTGGGAATGATGGAGTACGTTATTCACTTCTGTTTTTTCTTCTTCGGCTTTTGTATTGGTAGTTGGTTAACTGCAGCGATGATTGCCAGCAAGATCAAAGAGCATGACAAAGCACTTAACGGTACACCGATCGCCACGCGGGCAATCTATGTAGAAGAACACCAAAACAATCTGTTTGCTTACGACAAAAATACACATCAGTTTCTTTGTTCGTTTACTTCGTACAATGACCTATATCATAAGCTCCTTGGCATTGATGCAAACGTGGAATGGACATTCAACGAAGCAAGTCGGTTGCTGGTAAACAAATACAAGGAGAAGAACAATGGCGCAAACGTCATTTTTTGACTGGCTGAACAGTATCAATCTAAAGACCGAGATGGACAGTGAGCTCATTGAAAAGGAGTACAACCCCTTCATGGTCAACAGAGGACTGTCCTACTTTAGCGACACGGTTCATTGGGCTAACGAGATGAACCAGCGCTCGTTCCTTGACAAGGACTTGCAGTATAAGTTTCTACTAAATACAGTGAAGAAGGGGAAGCGTTTTGGTAAGTGGGCTAAAGCAGAGAAAGACGAAACAATTGACATGCTCATTGAGTTCTATCAAGTAAACAGGCAACGGGCACAGGAAATTTCACGTTTACTAAATACCAAACAGCTTCAACTTATAAAAGAAAAGATGTATAAAGGTGGAAGATAATGGTATTTCCTGAACAAGCTAGAGCAGTAGATTTATTGTATGAATGGTCTCCGGAGAAGATGGTCGAGGTGTTGCTGGACAAGCCCGACGACTTTCTGAAGGTACGCGAGACACTGACCAGAATGGGCATCGCAAGTAAGCGACCCGATCTTGATGGCAAGCAAGTTTTGACACAGAGCTGTCATCTGCTGCACAAGAAGGGCAAGTATTACATCATGCACTTCAAGGAACTTTTCTGCCTTGATGGTCGCGAATCTGATCTTACTGTATCCGATGTTGAGCGTCGCAATCTTATTATCGGTCTGCTACAAGAGTGGGGATTGGTAAAGGTTATCAACGTGCAGCTAATATCGTTCAAGGCGCCCATGTCGTCCATTAGAGTAATCTCACATAAAGAAAAGAACGGCTGGAAACTAACGAGCAAGTACACCGTTGGAATCAAGAAATAAATAGTAAAAGAATTTTACGGTTCCTCTACCTTAGGGACGTATATGCCGGCACAACGATATGGTGCCCCTGTATTCGGTAAGCAGGATTAACGCTGTGCCACCCGGGCAGCAAATTTTTAACTCGCTTCATAAAGGAGAAACTTATGACACATCTTTCTGTATTTGGTCCAGGCTTCAAGGACTTCGATAAGTATTTCGTTGGCTTTGAAGATCAACTCAGCAAACTTGCTAAGGTGCATGATGACCTTACCAAGAACATTCCCAATTATCCCCCATACAACATCAAGAAGACTGGTGACAACACATACGCCATTGAACTTGCTGTGGCTGGGTTTGGTAAGCAGGACATTGAGATTGAACTGGCTGAAGGCAAGTTGATTGTCAAGGGTAGTCTAACAGACTCAACAGATGACAATTTTGTATTCAAGGGCATCGCTAATCGTGCGTTCACTCGCGCTTTTGCACTAGATGATCAGATTGAAGTTCAAGATGCCGAGATGATCAACGGCATGCTTCGCATCTTCCTTGAGCGCATCATCCCTGAGCATCGTAAACCAAAGAAAATTGAAGTAAAGGACAAAGCCGAGAAGCCAAAGTCCAAAGCTCAACTACTAGCAGAGTGAATCATGATCGATAAACTAAAGAGAATGTTTTCTGCTGTAATCGACGGCATCATCGAAACCAAGGCTTTCAAGGCTCAAAATTACGTGGACAGTTATCTAGCAAGCGCTACTGACATTCGCGATCTTGAGCAGAGAATGAGAGAACTTCAGTCTCGTGGCATCGTATAACGTAAACCCACAGTAACTCATAAATAATTTGAGTTACTAAAGAGGGATTACATATGCTAAGAGGTCGAAGAGTTGGTAAGGTGATCAAAATTACTACATTTCAAACAGTAAGAAGGGGTAATTGGTTACTCCGTTTTTCAATAACTGATATGGATAGTATCATGTTATTGTGTTCTTCGACAACTAATATTGAAAATACTTTTATAAAGTTTTTCAATACTGAAGAAGAAGCAGTTAGTTTCGTTGATTTTCTAGTTACTCAGGAACAGTATGAAATAGGTGATACTGAGTAATATAGTAGAGTAACAAACAAAGCCCGACCAAAAGAGTCGGGCTTTTTCATGGCTTGAAATTTAATAGTGTGCGTGCTATACTGGTAACAAGTTAGAAAGGAATGTGAAATGTCCCAAGTGAAACAAGATAACCAAAATGCTCTTGCTGATGTTCTTCGTGCGTTCAGCGAGGCAGCCAAGATGAACTACGGTACGCACGCCTTTGAAGCAGGCTACCTGCAAAGTACTCTTGTTAACATCCTGCCCCTGCTACCCAAGCGAGAGCAAAAGGTCCTGATTGACGATATTGCCCGTGCTGCACAAAAGCAATCAGCGTTTGCTTTTCAAAAGCAATCGGATCAAATCATCGCCAAGATGAGTAAAAAGGCTTGAAATTTATTCCGGGATCCGTTATACTGGTAACAAGTTAGAAAGGTACACGAAATGTCCAAGTTGCTGATTTCCACTCAAGTTTACGAAAACTACGCCTGGGGCGAAGACGGTACTCTGGGTACCGGTGCCGATGCGTACTGGAAGGCGAAGAGTGGCAACGACTATGTTGTCAAGAATGTCGACGAGTGTGACATGGTTGACATCATAGTGGACCGCGTTCGTGGCAAAATTGAGTGCGATAATGACGCCTTCCGGGAATACGTTATCGGCTGGAAGGTGGTTGCTGATGACTACCTGACATCGTTTGAGCGAGACCAGCTCGAGTACGACGGCAAGATTACGTATCCCGCTCAAGAAGTTAATGTATAATTTTGGAGAAGTAAATGCGTAAGTTGGCTACTATTCGTAAGATTGATGAAATTCGCCCAATCGAGGGTGCGGATGCTATTGAGTGCGCCGTAATCGGTGGATGGACTGTGGTTGTGAAGCGCGGCGAGTTCAGCGCGGGCGAGCTTGCTGTGTACTTGGAAATTGACAGTTTCGTTCCAACTGAACTGGCACCGTTCTTGACCAAGCCGGGTCACTTTCCCAAGGAATACAACGGTGTCAAGGGTGAGCGTCTTCGTACCGTGAAGTTGCGTGGTCAGGTCAGTCAAGGTCTGTTGCTTCCACTACATAACGATCCGTCCGGGACGTATGTTCATAAGTTTGATCCTTCTGGGTCAGGCGAAGAGTTTACTATGGATGTCGAAGAAGGTACCGACGTTACCGAATTCTTTGGCATCCAAAAGTGGGAAGCACCTATCCCGGCTCAACTGGCGGGTCAAGTCCGCGGTAACTTCCCGGGGTTCATTCCCAAGACCGATCAGGAACGCATTCAGAATCTGACTAAGGAACTGGAACATTGGAACAGTGACCCCCAGTTCACTTGGGAAGTCACTGAGAAGCTAGACGGCAGCTCCATGACTGTGTACGTGCGTGATGATGACGAAGGTGTTTGCTCTCGCAATCTGGACCTGAAGCGCGACGAAGCCAACACTTTCTGGATGGTCGCTATTCGTGAACAATTGATTGAGAAGATTCGTCAAACTGGTCGTAACCTGGCTCTGCAGGGCGAACTGATTGGCGAAGGGATTCAAAAGAATCCGTATGGTATCAAGGGTCAAGACTTTCGTTTGTTCGACATCTATGACATTGATCGTGGTGACTACATGACTCCCCTGGAGCGTCGAGTGTTTGTTGCAACTCATGGCATTAAGCATGTTCCTGTTATCGCCACTGAGGAGGTAATCGAATATGGTGTTGCGGGTCTTCTAACAATGGCAGAAGGCAAGAGTGTGTTGAGCAATGCCGAGCGTGAAGGGTTTGTATTCAAGTGCAACGTTTTCGGTGGTCCTACGTTCAAGGCAATTAGCAACAAATTTTTGATGAAGGGCGGAGATTAAAATGAAGACATGGATTACAAGTGACCTGCATTTTGGTCACGGAAACATCCTGAAGTTCAATCCTGCTACGCGCAAGTTTCGGGATGTTGAACACATGAACTCAGAAATGATCCGAATGTGGAACGAGTTTGTTGAGCCCAACGATTACGTATACATTCTTGGTGACGTTGCTTTCTGTAATGCCGCCAAGGCGGCAAACATTATGCGTAGCCTGAACGGTATGAAAATTCTGGTGCGTGGTAATCATGACTCCAAGTTGATTTCTAATCTAGAATTTAATGGATGCTTTCATAGCATTCACGATTACCTGACTATCAATTGGAACGGAACTCGGGTAAGTATGTTTCATTACCCAATTCATGAGTGGGATCAATGCCACCGTGGCGCTGTACACTTTCACGGACACGTTCATGGCAGGCCGACTGGTCTTGAGCGGTATCGTGTTCGTGATGCTGGAATGGACGCTACTGGTTGCGTAGTAACGCTAATGGACGTTATGGTAAAAGATGCACTGCGTGGTGAAATTAAGACGCATGGCACTTCTACTATGTGATGAAAATATGAACAAGGAAGATTTGAAGCAATTTGTTGAGAGCAATCCCAAGTTGGTTACCATGCGCGAGTGTGGTGGTTATCCTGGGCTGTATGTTCTCAAGTATTCAAAGAAGGTGTTCTATGATAACCTGTGGAATGAGTACCTAGAAGAATGTCGAGGAACTATCGTTGATAGCGATTTCAACGTAGTTTCTCGTCCTTTTACCAAGGTGTACAACTATGGCATCGAATCCAAGGCTCCGGTGTTGGATGCGAACACTCTTGTTACCGCATATCGCAAGGTGAACGGTTTCATGGTGGCTATGACTTGTTATAATGGTGATATTCTGGTTTCTACCACTGGGTCTACCGATAGCGAGTATGTTGCCATGGCGAAGGAAATGATGCTAAAGCATCAGTGCTTGGAAGATTGGCGATTCGTTGTGCGCGCTGCTGAAGGACTGACTTTGCTGTTGGAGTGTGTTCATCCCAACGATCCTCACATTGTTGTGGAAAAGCCGGGCATGTACTTTTTGGGCTGGCGTGAAAATCGCTGGGACAGCACAGTTCGTGGTTGGAGTTGTTCTGGTGTGTGGCGCGAGTACGCATCTACTGATTTGGCTTGTCACGAGGTCGAGTCGTATCGGGTCACTCTTGGTGAGTTGCAAGAAATGACCAAGAAATGCCGTCACGAAGGATTCGTGTTTTACACTCAATCCAATGCAAGTGCAAAGATCAAGAGCCCTTACTACTTGACTTCTAAGTGGGTGGCTCGTAATCCTCGCACTGACAAGCTGGTGGACATGAAGAACGATATCAAGAAGAACTTAGACGAAGAATACTATCCTTTGGTTGACGCAATACGTGCTAATATAGTAAACTATACAAGCATGGATGAACAACAACGATTGGCGTGGGTTCGCAATTTCGTGGATAAAGTAGAGTAAAAGTTAAAACGGTTTCCTTTGAAAGGTAGTAAATAATGAAAGTAGTAATAAATGCTTGCCATGGTGGGTTCGGTCTAAGCCAAAAGGCAATGCAACGATACGCTGAGCTGAAAGGCTTTAAGTTGATTACGGAAGACAGGGGACTATATTCTATATACTATGCAGATAGCGTGAGTGATGATAATCTGATTTGTGATGGTGATATTCCTCGTAATGATCCCGATTTGGTTCGGGTAGTAGAAGAGCTTGGAATAGCAGCCAACGGTTGGGCAGCCAATTTAGGGATTGTTGAAATTCCCGAAGGTATATCTTGGTATATTGAAGAATATGATGGTTTTGAATGGGTTGCCGAGTCCCACCGTACTTGGCGTTAAGGAGATATAAAATGGGTTTGTATAAGGTTACTACATTGGTTCAGTTCAAGCATGTTTACTTCATTGAGGGTAAAAAACTTACACATGCTTTAGACGAGGTTACTATGCGAGAGTCAGGAAATGATGATGACTATTTCGAGGAGTCCGGACAACAATACCTTGGTGAGGTAATTGTTGATGGCGAAGAGGTTACTATGCGAGATTTTGAGAAGTTTCTCACAAAAGCAGAAAACGGTGAGGTGTCATCATCACATTGGATGGGCGATAAGTTGATTCATAAAATGCGGTATGAAGAAGACGAACAAACACCCGACACTATCACCGTGAGTGTATATGATGAATCATATGTAAACGATACAAATATGAATACACCATCTCCCGGTCACGAAGCGTTCAAGCAGATGGGCACTAGTTTGATTCTTGGTAAACCCAGCATTGGTCTTCCGGGAGATCTTGAAAAGGTTCGTTACGGTAGGTGGAACCCGCATCTTCGGGGCTATTGATGAAGTACGATAATTTTTGTCTCGATGTTGAGACAACTGATATCGACTCGTCAGCCATCGTACTGTCTGCTGCCATTGTTGGCTTCAATCTAACAGAAGACTTTACGTATGAGGATCTTGTTGATCGAACCCTCTATGTAAAGTTCATTGCAAAGGAACAAAAGGCAGCAGGTAGGACTGCATCCCGGGATACATTGGAGTGGTGGGATAAACAGGGAGAGGAAATCAAGCGCATGTGCTTCCTTCCTTCTAAAAAGGATGTGAGTGCATTAGAAGGGCTCGATACTATTCGCTCTTTCATTGCAACAAAAGGAAACAAGGATTGCCTAGTTTGGACTCGGGGTTGCTTGGACCAGATGGTAATGGAATCGTTGTGCAGAACATTCAAGGTTGATCCTATTACCAGTTACAATTCGTTTTGCGATGTGAGAACTGCTCTTAGGTGTCTAAAGTCCACAACCAACAATAGGGGTTACTGCGACATTCCCGACTTTGATCGAGACAAAATCTCAAAACACAACCCCATTGATGATATCGCATTAGACGTTCTAATGCTAAGGTATGGCGTTTGACATTTCACGCTACATACCATACACTGTAATTTTGTTGGAAGGGTGTGCCTATATGGCACACCTGTACCTTCGCAAAGAGGAGAAGTATGGATACTTACACCTACGTTGCTAACTATGGCAACAAAATTCTAAGTCGTGGATACGATGAGAACGGCTCACGCTTCAATCGTAAAGATGACTTTTACCCTGTGTTGTTTTCCAACGCAAAGAAGACGGCAAAACAAAATACAGAATGGAAAGATCTTTACGGTGTTCCTTTGTATGAAATCAATCCCGGTAGTATTCGTGATTGCAAGGACTTCATTGAACAGTACAAGGATGTTCACGGGTTTGAAATCTTTGGAATGACGAATTGGGTTACTCAGTACATCTCGGAAGAGTATCCAGGTACGATTAAGTTTAGCATTGAACATACTCGGGTCAACATCATCGACATCGAGACTGCCGTGGAAGACGGATTCCCGGATGTAGATAAAGCCAACGAAGAAGTTCTTATCATTACTTTGTACGACAGCATTCTAAAATCGTATGTTGTCTACGCGGCAAAAGATTTTGATGTAGATGGTGTGTTGCTCGATAAGTACGGAATTGGCGCGAAATATGTGCGTAAGTCACTCCACGTCGATGAGTACCATATGCTCAAGACATTCGTGACCGATTGGCAGTCACTGTGCCCTGATGTTGTTTCGGGTTGGAACAGTCAGTTCTTTGACATTCCGTATCTCGTGAATCGCATCAATAGAGTGCTGGGTGATTCCTTTGCGAACAAGCTGAGTCCCTGGAACCTTGTTAGGGATAGGCGAGTAAAGATCAATAACGACGAACAACTTGTATACGACATTATTGGTGTTAATCAACTAGACTACATTGATCTGATGAAGAAATACACATATGGTGGTCGTGAGTCCTGGAAGCTGGATAATATCGCGAATGATGAGCTTGGTAGGAAGAAGCTAGAGTACGATGGTACATTTAAGGAGCACTACACAAAGGACTGGGATCACTTCTGCATGTATAACATCATCGACGTAAGTCTTGTCAAGGCATTCGAAGATAAGATGAAGTTGATTGAGTTGGCGTTGACTATTGCATACGATAGCAAGATTGTTCCTGATGAAGTGTTTAGCCAGATTCGTTCTTGGGACTCGTTGATCTACAACGAGCTCAAGAAAAAGAAGATTGTTATTCCCAATGCCAAGCGTAATCAACGAGATCAGTTTGAGGGTGCATATGTTAAGGAACCTATCATTGGTAAGCATAAGTGGGTTGTATCTTTTGACTTACAGTCTCTTTATCCTTCGCTTATGCAATGGGCAAACATCAGCCCAGAAACCATTGTTGACTGCTATGTAATTGAAAAGGAATTGTTGGAACATATTGACAATGAGCTAGAATCAAGGTAGTTTTGACCTTCAATGCCTTTAGCGCGCCAGTATTTTATAAATAATAAAGGCACTAAAGGTCAAAGGATTACAAATGAACTACCTAAAAATTTACACATCGCTAGTGAAGAAAGCAAAGAATCGAGCATCAGTTGAAGGTTATACTGAAAAACATCATTATTTTCCACAATGTATTTTTGGTAAGAATGATAAAACCATAGTTGTTACTGCTCGCGAGCATTTTGTATTGCACAGATTACTTTATGCTATTGCAAAGAAACGGTATGGCGAAACACATTCTTATAGCATAAAATTGGGTAAAGCATATAGAATGATGGGAACAGTAAAAGTTTCTGGGAGGAACATACTAATCAATTCTAGAGTTCTAGAAGAGTTGCGAAGAATAAACTCAACTGCAATCAAAGGCGATAACAACCCAGCAAAAACAAATGAATCGAGAGAGAAAATCTCTCAATCAAAACAAGGGAAAGCAAGGAAAGACATGAAAGGGAAATCTTTCATGGGCTCTCAAAAATCAAAACAAGAGATTGTTGAAACTGCTAGGTTGGCAAGAAATCAAAACATAGAAAAAAGAAGAAGCCAAGGTTTACCAGGAATAAACCATCGACCCGGCGGTTACAAAAACGGACCACATGCTTCAGAAACAATAAAATCTATTTCTGAAAGTCGCAAGAAAACGCCAGAAAAATGGCGAGCAATGTCAAAAGAACAATTTGCACAAAAACTAAAAGCCTTTTATAATAAAGGTACACTTTACCGCAAACATGGTTTGGGTGGTAACATCACAAGGGCTCTTAAAGCAAGAGGCGAAACATATGAAGAATATAAAGAATTTGTCGAAGGAAGAGTTGAATAGCCTTAGGACGTTTATAACAACAGGGCAATTCCAAAAAGAATTGCAATATGGTGTTGACTGTCTTTTGGACAAGAAGTTGAGCAATGAATCTATCACATTGCTAAATTTAGCAAATGTTTCCCTGGCAGCTAATGGTTCGTTATACAGAAAAGAGAAACAAGGTTTTATCCCCGTTCAAGTAAATCGTATTTTTAGTGAGCGAGCCATCTTCAAGAAGCAGATGTTGACGTTAGAGCAAGAGTATGACACCACAAAGGATCCTAAATTGGTTCCTGAAATTAGTAGGCTCTATAACCTACAAATGGCTCGCAAGATTCAGATGAATTCGGTTTATGGAGCACTTGCTAGCCCTTACTTTAGATACTACGACCTTCGAATGGCAGAGGGTATTACTACATCTGGTCAGTTGGCTATCCGTTGGGTATCACGTGCGTTAAATGAGTTTCTAAACAAGGCGTGTAAGACC